AGCTGGTGTTTATCTTGTAGGGATGATTAACGTCTGTCTTGGCTGTTGGTGGTTGAAGGAGCACCGGATAACTAGGATTCGGCCAAGGGTGTGCCCCCGGAACCGTGCATTGTGCGGCAGATTTATGTAAATTTGTCAACGGTCCCTGATGAGTAGAATACTCCTTCCAATAACCAAGTCAACATTTTCTTTGCCAAAAGGGACTTGTGAACATTGATGCTTGAAATCAATAAACCAGGTAAGCTGAAATAGCTCACTAACTATAGTAGGAACAGTGAATTTTGTACATTTCACGCTACACATCGGCCGACCTCTGTTTACAGAGGTTTAAAAATGGGATTGTATGTGGGCACCGAGATGGGAACCTCGTGGTGGGGGTTCTAGTAATCGAACGCATGTCAGTAGTCCTGATATGTGACTAACATTTTAGGGGAGGCCCGATGCTGTTTGTCCAGGGATGGGACTATGGGTAGTGGTGGGTGCGAAGCTACGCGTCCTGGGAAGTACTCGTTTTGGTCGGCGAGATGCTTTGTTTGAAAGATTCCTTTGTTCATAAAGCAAGAAACGGATGGTTGAAGAATTTGGTGGCTGGTCTCAAGGACTCTATGATTTATATTTCTAATGAAAACAAAACAGAAGAAAAGTAATCAGCGTAAGGGAGACCACGGGAAGTCAAGAGACCGTAAGCCGAGGCGTGCGGTTCAGGACTTCGAAAAAGAAGACTGGGGCAAAGGAAGTCCCGCTCTCGACGTTAGGGAGCTATGCACAGAATGGTTGCAGAAAGGTGAATGTGTGGATGATTGTAAATACTCTCATGCCCACTTGCCTGAGTTTGCACCACCTGTGCCGGTAGAAAGAAGAAACCACAGTATAGCTGTGGGAGAAGGAAAAGAAGAGGAAGAATTGGAATCAGAAATGGTCTGTCCGTACTGGGCTAAGGGGAATTGCCGGAAGGGCAAGAAGTGCCCCCTTGTTCGCACACACAAGATTGAAAACAAACCACGTTGTAATGGTTGGTATTTCAATGGTGAGTGCAAGTACGCCAGCAAGTGCCGATATCAATATTACCACACTACAGAAAACAAGTGTCTGGCTAAAACAATAGGAGACGAAGAAGGAGAATCAGAACCAGACGAAGGGAAGTCAGTTGGTACTCAATCTTCTGTTACAGACGTATCTGAAGGTGAAATGGCATGCGTGTCGGAGTATGATTTAACTCTACACGGAATAGCTTATTCAACCTGTACAGAATACGATATGGTGTTTTTGTCAGTGCGTGTTGGTGAAGAACTGGTGGAAGGTTATTTCCGCCGGCTCCCACCCAATGCGGATGTTGTTCGTACAAACTTTCCTTTTGTGATTGTCCGTGATGACAACTACTTTCATAGTCTTGATCAAGATAGCTTGGTCGATTTGGCCTTGCGTTATGTAGCGCCTATGGCTGTTGGGACTACTAAAAGTTTTGATGTCACTTATTTAATAGATAGGGCACTATCCTTCTTGAAGAATCATCACGTGATTTGGAATGATGCCAGATTCAAACTGCTAGAAGGGGTTAGATCTGACAGATTTGCTAGATACGTAGAAGATCATCATAAAATTATGACTGACCGTTCAGATTCTTACAGGAAAACGAGATATAGAGCATGGTTGAATTCTCAGCCAGGTTTGAGTGCCTCACAGATTAATCGCAGAGTTAGAAAGTTTGGTAGTACAGAGATGAATTGGTACTTGATAGGATGCGTTTTGATGTTTTACGCTTGGTATGGTTTATTCATGTACGAGTGTTCAATAGTTAACCCTATGAAAAGCATCAAGTTTCTAGGCGGTCCGTTTAAGTACATCAGATTCATTATTCCCTTGATTAAGTTGTTTGGATGCGAAAATCATCAAGTGGCTCATGTGGTGGCTGGAATAGTCACTCTGGCCGTCTTGATAGATCAGAACGTTCTATATCGCTGGAATCGCAGTTTCTTGACTAAGAAATATGACGTGGAGGAGGACTTCAGTCCTTTGAATTATTTCAAGTACAACAATCTGTTTGTCAGAATGTCTTGCCCTAAAGGAAGAGACTTACCTCCAATGAGAAACGATTGCAAGATGCGAGTACACTCTAGATATGACGAGTGTTGTAAACCAGGAACTATTAAGACCTTTGGAATCGGTTGGCTTCGCACCGCCTTTGTAGTACCCACGAACTGCATTCATTCCATGGTCCAGGCCCTGCGTATACGATACATGTCAGACAAGGGTTTGCCAGTAGACAGGAAACTTATTGAAGATATTATCGACAATTTCAAAGGTATTTTGAAAGCTTTACCCAAAGGGGACTTTGTGATGAAGAGTAGAGAAGAATGGTTATCTAGGCTAGAAGGGAGACGAAGAGCAGCGATGGAGAATGCTCCCCCTCTGGACAAAGATTCATTCGTCGCTGGAGTATTCATCAAAATGGAAGCTTATATCGGTAAAACCTTCGGTAATTTCAAGGCGCGTATGATATCTTCCCGGCAGGATTCTTTTCAAAACGAGTATGGAGTATACTTCTACTCTATATCGTGTTGGCTCAAGAAAATTCTGGATATGAACAGTGGTTTGGTGTACGATAGTGGGTACACAGCCACTGAAATAGGAACCTTTATGCAATCTCTGTTCACGGACTATAGGTACGTGTATGAACTAGACGTCTCAAACTGGGATGGTTCAATAGAATCACCCTGGTATGGATTTGAGAAGTGGTTCATAACTGACTTTTGTCCAGAGCAACCAGAAAAACTTCAGGAGTTGCTATCTACTTGGGATGTTGTCAAAGGCTATGGAAAGGGTGTTAGTTATACCATGCAACACTCTAGAAGAAGCGGAGACCTATGGACTTCGTCGTTCAATTCCATGATAAACTTAGCTATTATTTGCTACATGAGTGAAGTGGGGCCACATTTTGGCCCCATATTTGAAACTCTAAGGAAGATAAGAACTATGGCTAAGGGTGACGACAATATGTTGGGTAGTCAGAAACTACATACTGAAGCAGAAGTCATTGATTTCTATGGCAAAATTGGAATGGTCGTTGAAGTTGCTCAGCGCGAAGTGGTTGAGACTCTTGGTTACTGCTCCGGCTATTGCTGGAGTGGTAAATGGGGCATTTGTCCTATCAAGTTCATGACCAAGTTCGGGCTGAACATTCATGGCCATCCTGATAAATATGGGCGGCCTCTCATGAAGGGTGTAGCAGTTTCCACCGCGGGAATTGCGTGGCATACACCAATGGCTGGTCCGCTGATGGAAAAATTTGCCAAAGAACCAGG